ATGGCCTTGCGGGTCTTGTCGTTGGTTGCTATAAAGGAAAAGAAGAAAGCTGGGCGGGACAAAGTAACCTCGGCTGGTGGAAGGGTGTGGTAATCAAGCGTGAAGTAGCTGACGGTATGTATGAGCCACAGTTTGTAAGCATGGATACACTGGAGAAAACTTATGGTTGACACACGTAACACAATACGTATAACTACCCGTCTTTTGCTGTGACTAGGTACAGACCTTACGACGAGATTGATGCAAAGCTTGAAGGCGTTTCCTCAGAGAGACTTCAAGAAACACTTAGGGAAAGAAACAGGGTAGGTACTCTAATTGCACAGGTGAAGTTAGACCCTCGGTATAACGGGGATAAAAAGTACGAAGACTACCAGAAAGAAAATATATGTAAAGAGATAGGTTTTAGAATGTTTAAGGATGGTGTTATTAAGTTTACTTCAGAGACTGAAAGAGACCTAACTTACATGGAGACCATAAAGGTAGTAACAGGGAAAGTTGAAGTATGGAAATTGAAGTAAACCTAAACCTAACGATTGACCCTGACGCTGGGTTCATGGAGTGTCACGAGGAGGCAACACTTGAGGTCCTAATGGACATGATCAAGCTAGCCTTTCATGACATTGATGACGTTAGTTTGACCTATATTGAACTGGAGAAGACATGAACATTCTACAGATGGTGGAAGACTACCGCTTCGCCGCTAAGCAAGACAAAAACCCTGCTATGGGTGCCAAGCTTATTGTCGAGGAGTACATCGAGTGGTACGCTGAGGCACTCGGCTTACAGGTGAATGGTAAACCTGTTGATCAACCCACAGCAGAGCTTAAGGAACTAGCTGACCTAGTGTACGTTATCTTTGGTTACGCTAACTCCAAGGGTTGGGACCTTAATGAAGCAGTCAAGCGTGTCCATGAGAATAACATGGGGCGTATGTACCAAGAAGATGGTACTATCAAGTACCGAGAAGACAACAAAGTGATCAAGAACCTGGACTACCCTAAGATTTCACTGGAGGACCTAGTATGACCAAAGCACTTGAAGATAAGTTCCAAACCTACGACGAAATAAACCCACATGTCTATCAACTATTCCACAGGTTTGCTAAAGAAGCTCTAGATAGAGGCTACAATACGTACTCAGCTAAGGCTATCTTTGAGCGTATACGGTGGTATGCCGATATTGAAACTGACGGGGATCGATTTAAAGTTAACAACAATTACCCTGCTTACTACGCAAGGAAGCTAATGAAGGATTGCAAGGAGTTTTCCTCCTTCTTCCGTGTACGTGAACTTCAAGAATAAAGGAAACTAAATGAACTGGATTACACGATACTGGAACTACCTTAAGACATGGCGTAAACACCGTGAGTTAGTCAAGGACCTTAACCGGTTGACCAATACTCAGTTAAAAGACATTGGCATCAGCCGTGGAGAGATTGACCACCTAGTGTGGATGGAACAAGACAAGAAAGAACGAGGGCAATAAATGAGTAACATCTTTCGAACACCTATCGCAGAAGAAATGTGGGACATGAAATATAGACTGAAAGAGTACGATGGTACACCCATTGACCTGACAGTGCACGACACATGGGAGCGTGTCGCTAATCACCTAGCTTCCTGTGAGGAGGACCCAGAGACATGGGGTAAGGCTTTCTATGAAGCCCTTGAGTCCTTCAAGTTTATCCCTGCTGGACGTATCAATGCAGGTGCTGGTACAGGTGATCGTAAGGTAACCCTCTTCAACTGCTTTGTAATGGGTACCATTGAGGATAGTCTTCCTGGTATCTATGATGGCCTTAAAGAAGCTGTCCTTACCATGCAGCAAGGTGGTGGTATCGGTTATGACTTCTCTACCCTACGCCCACAGGGTGCTGAGGTTAAGGGTGTGGCCTCTGATAGCTCTGGTCCTCTGTCCTTCATGGACGTATGGGATGCATCATGTCGTACCATTATGTCTGCTGGTACACGTCGTGGCGCTATGATGGCTACCATGCGGTGTGACCACCCAGACGTAGAGAAGTTCATTGAGGCTAAGCGTGACCCACTACGTCTACGTATGTTCAACATGTCTGTGCTTATCACTGATGAGTTCATGCGGGCAGTGAAGAACAACCTTAAGTTCGACCTTAAGTTTGATGGTAAGGTGTACAAGACAATCAATGCTAAGTCATTGTGGGACAAGATCATGTCCTCTACCTACCACTACGCTGAGCCTGGGGTTATCTTCATTGATCGTATCAACGACATGAACAACCTCAACTACTGTGAGACCATTGCTGCTACCAACCCATGCGGTGAGCAACCTCTACCACCTTACGGTGCCTGTCTACTAGGCTCTATCAACATGGTAGCCATGCTACAGGATGACTACTCTATCAACTGGCGTAGCCTAGAGTCTACTATCCGTCTGGCTGTACGTATGATGGACAACGTAGTCGATGTCTCTAAGTTCCCACTGCCACAGCAACAGGAAGAAGCTGAGAATAAACGTCGTATTGGCCTAGGTGTCACAGGTCTAGCTGACGCACTGGCTCTTGGTGGTGTCGTATACGGTTCAGACGAAGCTGTTAAGTGGACAGACAAGGTGATGAAGTTCATTGCTGTTACGTCCTATCAGGCTTCTATTGACCTTGCTAAGGAGAAGGGTGCCTTCCCAATGTTTGATGCTGAGGGTTTCCTAGCCTCAGGTAACATGAAGCGTATGCCTAAGCACATCCGTGAACAGGTAGCAGAGCACGGTATTCGTAATGCCTTGCTCACATCCATTGCACCTACAGGAACTATCTCCCTGTATGCAGGTAACGTATCCTCGGGTATCGAACCTATCTTTGCACTCAGCTATGAGCGTAAGGTTATGCAGAAGGATGGCTCTAAGATCACACAGGTTGTAGAAGACTACGGTGTAACCAAGTGGAAGCGGGACAACACAGGTGTTAAGCTGCCTGCTAGCTTCGTTACTGCTCAGACACTGGAGCCTAGTGCTCACGTCCGTATGCAAGCTGCAGCACAGCGGTGGATTGATAGCTCTATCTCTAAGACTATCAACGTACCAGAGGACATCAACTTCGATGACTTCAAGCAGGTCTACATGGATGCCTACGACATGGGCTGTAAGGGCTGTACTACGTACCGTCCTAACGATGTGACTGGCTCTGTGCTTACTGCTACAGAGGAGGGACAGATCGAGGAAGGTGGTGCCTGTGAACTTAAGTTCGATGAGAACTCAGGACAGTTGATTCGTTCTTGCGAGTAATGGAGTTGTAAATAATGCAGGTAAAGTACACACCTACTGAGACTAAGACCTATGTTTCCCCTGCGGAGTTCATCGCTACGTGGGAAGAAGATGGTCATTATAAGTATCAGCTTAGAATACACCTCGGTGTCTTTGAACTCGGTCAGTGGGATAGTGCTGGGCTACAGTACACTAGGTACATATACCCATACCCCTCTGTTGAGAAAGTACTTGAGGCAATCGAAAAGTATAAGGACCACCTTGACATAGAGTCCTAACTACTTTACTATTATACCTAAGCAAGTATTCAAACTGCTTACCCAATTTAACTACAAAGGTAACACATGGTACAGCAAAGAGCTAAGGTAAAGACCACTCGTCAACCTACTAAGTTCGATGAGAAGAAGAAGTCTATCAGTATCCTCCCCAAGACAGAGAAGCAAGGTGTATACATCAAAGCTATACTAGGTCAGGAGGCGCAGGTTGTTTGCTTCGGCCCATCAGGTACTGGTAAGACCTACGTAGTGGCTAGCCTAGCTGCTTCCCTGTACCACGAGAAGAAGATCAAACGTATCATCATCACACGGCCACACGTAGCTGTGGGTGACGGTATCGGCTTCCTCAAGGGTGACCTGCGTGAGAAGACAGAACCCTGGGCATTGCCTGTCCTTGACGTACTAGAGGAGCACCTAGGTAAGGGTGTGGTGGAGACAGGTATCAAGAATGGTAACATCGAGATTGCACCTATGGCTATGATGCGGGGTCGTTCATTCAAGGATGCCTTTATCATTGTCGATGAGACACAGAACATCTCCTTCGATCAACTCAAGATGCTACTCACCCGTGTGGGTGAAGGTTCTAAGATTGTACTCAATGGTGACATCATGCAGTCAGACCTCAAGGGTACTGATGGTTTGTCTACTATCTTGTCATTCATTGAGAAGTATGACCTACCTGTACCCATCGTAGAGTTTGACGTGAACGACATTGTTCGTAGTGCGTTGACCAGGATGTGGGTAGAAGTGTTCATCAAGGAGGGGGTCTAGTGCGTTACATTATTGAGTGTACTGTGCCAGATAACCTAGAAGCAGGAGTAGATGCTATACGAGAACTATCTAAGAGGCCCGCCCTAGACAAGATGGCTATCAAGTATACCGAGGGTGGTGACTGGTATGTCAAAGAGACTAAGACAGGTTACTCAGCGAAACAAGTTATATTTGAGGAGACAGAATGACAGCACTAGACAGTGTAAAGAAAGGTATAGGTATGGACTACGACGCAGTAAGTAAACCAGCACACTACAACCATGGGGAGGGTATTGAGTGCATCGACTACATCCGACAAGTACTGGGTAAGGAAGGCTTCGTAGCCTACTGTCGGGGTAACGTAATGAAGTACAACCACCGAGCAATGTATAAAGGGAACCCAACTGAAGACCTAAGCAAAGCCGCCCAGTACTTAGAGTGGGCTAACGAAACACTGAAGGAGATTCACAAATGATTACGGCAGTAGCCCTCGTGTGCCTATACGCGAACCCTACAGAGTGTGCCACAGTCCCTAGCCGTAGCTCATACCCTACAATGGAAGTTTGTTACCAAGACCGCATTAGCGCAGAGGAAGCCCTTAACAACAGCCTACAAGGTGTAGCAGCTTACAAGTGCATTACTTGGGGTGAACCTGCTTGACAACAACCTTAGATTGCTTTACTATTAACGTATTAGAAGGAGAACTGAATGACACCTGAACAACAAATGAATGTACGATACCAAATCTTTGAAACCTTGGTTAGCTCTGGACTACCTGGCCTAGACAACACCAACCTTGTAAGCACCCTTGTGGAGCTGGAGGGACTACTCACCAAAGAGATGGCTGAGGCAGGTAGTGATAGCCGACAGCCCTCACTAAACTTGGTGAACTAATGGCTAGGAAGAAGCAACAACTCACCCCTAAGGTCCCTGACCCCAAACCACAGGCACCGCCAAAGGGTAGGCCACGAGTTAATATGACAGCCCATGACTACTATTGTGGTGTCGCCCTGGGTGGGCTGTTAGCAAGAACTCCAGGGAGTATCAGTCCACACCAAATGCTGGACATAAAAAAAGAGGCCAACCTATGGGCTGACCTCATGTTAAAAACAGATGAGTAATACGAGGGGGTTCCGAAAGGTTCCCCCTCTTTCTATTTATCCACGTACTGTGGCTCTATTCCTAGCCTTAGTTGCTGTCTGTGCAGACTTGATACTATCCTTAAGGAGTTGCAGTTGTGGTACAGTTAAGTCAGCAAGTTCTTCCTCACCCACCTCGAAGACAACCAACATGCTATCCCATGCCTCACGCCCTTGCCCCTTTAGGTTGCTGATGTCCATGATAAGAGCAGCTTGCCCCTTGTCACCACTGGCGGTGGCAGCAAATGAAGACTTAACCTGTTGCTTAGCTAAGGTTAGCATGTCCCTCAGTGTTGTCTCTTTACGTCTAAGTGAGAAACTATCCCACTCACCGCTCTCCATAAGACGATCAGCATTGAACTCTAAGAGTGGGAAGATGTACTTCTCCCAAACCTCTTTCATTTCTGGGTTACTGACCCCCAGGTTAGTCTCCCACTGAGGGCGACCAACATCGTTGAAGAGTTTACCAATAGAAGAGTTGACAGCAGACTCACGGATACCCATCTGCCTGTTAGGGTTAGCTCCCATGTCTCTGTCGTTCACAGCATTGAAGTTCTCTGTACGGTACCCTTCTGTATCGAATGGCATGTTCTCAAGACCAATGACACCGTCTAGGATACGGTCAGTGTAGCGGATCATGTTGTTCATGGCTTTGTTACCGACGTTACGTGATGGCTCTACGTAGTCCTCACCCTCAGACATAGCCAGAGCAGCGTTCACAGGCTCAGCAAAGCGTGTAAAGCCTGAGCCATACATACCCATAGCTGTTTGAATGATAGTCCCTGCATCAGCCCATTCGGACTCACCAGAGAAAATCTTCTCACCAACAGCACGTAACTCTTCAGCAGCATCACCGATACCACGTGTAACGGACTCAGGACCAAAGGTCTTTAGGAACTCGTCATACAGAGGCTTAGGTACTTCACCGTCACGTGCCATGTGAGCACCCAACCGACCAATCATCTTGTAGAAAGATACTGGGAAGTCGTATAGTCTGTTGACAACCTTACCATCAGCATCACGCTCTTCGTACCAAGCAAGACCTTCCTCAAGGTTCTGCTTCTCCTTAGCTGCAGCAAAACCAATGGTGGTCCAACCAGCAGCAGCACGTAGAGCTAGCTCTAAGCCAGTCCTGTTGTTACCTACGAAAGGTTTAAGGGCTAGGGAGATACCTACGTGGTCGGCCATGAAGACAACAGAGTTGTTGAAGAACTGTCCGAATGGAATAAGAGCACCAATGACAGGTACGTTACGAGCACTCTCTAGGATTTCAGCAGCCCAACGAAGTTTACCAGCATTCTTCTCACCATACTTACGTGCAAAGACATTACCGAGAGCTTCCTCAACAGCTTGTCCTTCCAGCTTCATGAATGCTTTGTATTCAGTAGTTGGCTTCTCACCCTTCTTAAGTGGGCGCATAAGCTTATAGAGGTCATCCCTCTTCATGAACTCGTTGTAAGTCTGACCGTACTCCCTGCGGATACCTTTATCAATAGCGTACATAAACTCCTGTGTCTTAGTCAACATATCCTGTGCAGTCACACCGTAGGCAACCTGGATCATGTCTAGGGCTTTAGTGGTCTTAGACTTACTAGAGCCTTCACCAGCTAGTCTGTTAAGATCGTCGATCAAGTCACCCTGTTCAACACCACCAGCAAGGTAACGGAACATAGCCTTCTGTGCATCTGGACGATGAGTCAGATACGTCATAGCTTCGTCCATAGT